AAGGAAAGTACTGGGAAGCGAAAAGCAATGAGAAGGAGAGTAAAACAGATGAATAACTATATAACATTGTACGGAGAACCTTTAGAGTATCCGCACCAGGTAAGCGTAGATAAGCGCGGAGTAGCTTACTACGGGTTCAACATGGCAACAGAAAGGGTAAGCGGCATTAAGGACATTACTCAGGTAATCGTAGAAGAAGGTACGCCAGCTTTTGAGAGCTTAACAGCAATCAACCAAGTAAAAGACCTGTTAGACTGTAAGCTGCTGGTTACTGGAAGAATCCGTACAAGAAATATCAAACGGAAGAACACCGATAGCAGAGCCGAAGAGAAAGAACACGATAAGAAGAACCAGGCAGCAGAGAAAGAACATAGCAAGTTATATATTTCAGTGCGCGCCCAGGAGATTACAGACCAGGAATACGAAGGAGATACAAACGGGGTAGTTTTAACCGGGTTCGTCTGCAAAAAGGGCGATATGCGAACCACACCGCGCGGTATCCGTATTACAGATATGATTTTAGCGTGCTGGCGTGAAGACGACGAAAGTAACGTAAGTGATTATATCCCGGCGATCACATGGAACGGAACAGCGGCAAGGGCAGCAGAAAACCTTAATGTAGGGGACTGTATCGAAGTGCGCGGACGTTTACAGAGCCGAGAGTATACAAAAGAGCTGGAACACGGGGAAACCGAAGTTAGAACGTGCTACGAACTGAGTATTGAGGAATACCAGGTAGTAGCACCAGCGGAGTTAAAGAAAGAAGCGTAAGCACATACACCCGAAAACAGAGAAAGACAAAAAGAAAAGCCGCTAGGTTATCGGGAAATAACTTAGCGGCTTTGCCGTACAAAGCTGTACTTCAACTCACAAAGATAGTATAGCAAATATCCGGCGAAAAAGCAACTGGAAAGCCTTTAAATTCAAGGGGTTTTACCAGTTTTAAGGCTTGATAAAAGTATTAACTTTAGGAACAGGAGTTAGGATATATGCCATACATCATAGAGGTAGTACAAGCGGGTAGAACTGTAGAGGTAATGAAGTACTATAGCAGCAGATACGGGAAGAAGGGAATAAAGAGAGGGGAGAGGAAGGCACTTACCAAAGAAGAACAGATTAAAGTGAATAAGAGAGCAGCAGAGAAGAAGTTAAGAAGGCTGATAAATGAGAACTTCCAGGAAGGAGATACACACCTGGTACTAGACTACAGAAAGGAGAGAAGACCAGCCGGAAGAGAACAGATGCGGGAAGACGCAGACGACTTCTTAAGGGAAATGCGAAAGCTGTATAAGCGTCACGGTATCCCGTTCAAGTACATTCATGTAATGGAGATCGGGAAGAAAGGGGCGCTGCATCATCACTTAGTCATAAATACACCCGAAGAGATAAGCCAGCAAGCTATAGTACGGTGCTGGAAGGGAAGAGGAAGGACACACCACAACCCGCTAGACGATACAGGACAGTACGCTAAATTAGCGTCGTATCTGATAAAGCAAAGCGACGGAATGTTAAGAAGCCCGGACGCACTGCAAGGAAAGCGCTGGAATAGTTCACGGAACTTAAGGAAACCGAAGGTATTGAGAAAAGAGCCAGTAAAAGACAAAGGCTGGTATAACCGTATCGCAAGGCTTCCGAAGAAGTTGGAGCAGTCCTATTACCTGGACGGCGACAGCGTACAGGAAGGAATACACGAAAAGACAGGTTATACGTTCTTTACCTACACATTTGTAAAAATCAATCAAACCTGGAAGGAGACAGAACTAGAATGGGACAAACTTTAGGAATTGACAGAGACTTAGCAAGAAAAATTAAGAGAATGAGCCGTAAGGAACTGGACGGATATTTAACGAGAGTAACCGACAAAAGCTATAACAACGGTTACGAACAGGGCTTAGTAGAAGGTATCGCACTGGCGGGACAGGCTATGGACGAAATCCTTAAGGAAGAAGTGATTAAAGGCACGTTCCCGGCTGAGAAGGTAGACGAGATCAAAAAGGCAGTAGGTACATATATCGCAAAAGTGCCGGAGCGGGCAGTAGAGAAAGACCAGGACGAAGGGAAGGAAGAAAATGTTTAAAGCAATCTATCTTACCGGGACTATTGTAGCGTTCTGCTTCGCCCTGTTATGGCTGGACGTTGACGAGATGCGGGAAGAAATGCGGGAAGAGGAACGGGGATACTACCGGGAGAAGCCACACGGGAAAGAGAAGGCGGCGCTTGTATGGGCGCAAGTCGGTACTGCATTAACCGTAGGGCTTATGTGGTGGCTTGTGGTAGTGGCAAGTATCGGAGTAACAATATTGACGATTACAGGAGACGACTTAGGAGAATGAATATAACAGAATCAGAAGACCAGGCACAGCGCCTTATATTTGACTGGGCGCGCTGGCAGCAGGGCAAATACCCGCAGCTTAAGGCTATGTACCATGCAGCAAATGAAGGAAAGCGAAGCACAAGAGCCGGGGCGGAATTGAAACGCCAGGGCATGAAGCCGGGCGTAAGCGATATCTGTTTACCGTATGCTTCCGGGAAGTACAACAACCTGTATGTAGAGCTGAAAGTAGGAAATAACAAAGCTTCGGACAATCAGCTTAAGTTTATGGATATGATAAACAGCATTGGCGGGAAGGCGGTTATAGTCTACGGTAGCGAAGCGGCAATAGAGCTTATAACTGCATACCTGGAAGGAACTATAGACGACCTGGAAATAGTAAGCGATACATACCCGAAGGAAAAAGCAAAGATTACAGAGCGGGTAAACAAAAAGCGCTTTATTGGATTTTGCGGTACAGACTGCCGGAAATGTGATAACAAAGGCTGCCAGGGGCGGACGGTAGACGACATATTAAGCCCGGGACTGCTTCCGGCAACATAAAGAACAGTACAAAAGAGAAAAACGCTTGTAACTGCTTATGGTTATGGCGAAAGCAAGGAAATGTATATCACACACGTAACACGACAACAAAGCACCAGCGGCGGGGCGTTCTGCTGCCGCCGCAGAAAGGGGAGATTAGACAAATGAACGCGATTGAATGGTTAAGAGGAAAATTACATATTGAGCCGGACGAAAGAAAGATAGGCAAGAAATATTATGAGAAATGCGATAAGGATACAGCTACAGAGCTGGAAGCGTCTTACTCTACATACATGATATTGAAAGATAGGGGATATGAGCCGGACGATGTTTTAATATTGCTGGAAGAAGATAACGGGAAGTTTACCGGGAAGAAGCTTACAGTACAGGTATACAGCACAGAAAGAGAAATAGAAGGCTTGTTAGACGGCTATTGTGTCTTAATGGTCGAAAATATGGGCTTAGCAGCGTGGAAAGTGAAATAAAAGAAAGTGAGGTAGAACGAATGAGAACAGCAGC